GCATGTTCTCGGCGGCCTCGGCGGACAGCTCGTCCGTGAGTCCGACCGCATCCGCGCACTCGCGATCGATCAGCTCGGCCAGTTCCTCGTCGGTCATCCCGTGCGGCAGCTCGCTTTGCTGGTCGTCGGCCGCCAGCTCGTCGGCCGGCAGTTCGGCGGACAGGTCGATCAGCTCTTCTGGCGTCATACCGTCGCGAGACTCCTGATCCGCGGACGCGGAGTGCTCCACGTCTCGTTGCCGAGATCGCCCTCCACGATCGCGAGATAGCGGAACATGTCAGCGCCGTGCGAGTACTCGTCATGCACCGGCCGCGTCGGCTCCTGCGTCTGTGTCGGCACGTGCCGTCGATAGCGCTTCAGGCACTCGACCAGTCGCGCCGCCTGCGTCCCATCGATGAGCACGCGCGGGAACATCATGCGCGCCTGCCGGATGCCGGCCTCCACCGGCTGATTCGGCACAATCCGCACATCCCAGCCGAGATCCCGCATGATCTGCTCCGCGCTCTTGCCGGCGCGATAGTCCCCATGCGTGCCATCGTGCGGGAGCCAGAGCTGTCCCCAATTGAAGCGAAGGTTGCGCAACTCGGCGCTCCACCAATCCAGCGTCTTGTGCGTTTCCTCGCGATACCAGATCACGCGCACCTGCGAGTGCAGTCGCTGCACGATGCCGACGGCCATGGCATCGGCCCATCCGAGGTCGAAGATCACGTGCGCCTTCAGCGCCGGGTCATACGGCACCGCACACACGCGCCGCTCCGCCAGCAGCGCAGCGACCTCATCCGCATAGATCGCGCCGGAGACTGCCGGCAGACACTTGCCTTCCCAGATATGGTCATACTCGTGCTTGGGCAGCCGCGCCTGATCGCGCAGGCGTTCCTTCGCCAATTCCGTCTCGCCGAACCACGGGTTGTCCCGCCAGTTCATCTCGACCACGACCGCATCATCTGGCGGCGACTGCACGAAACGCACGTACGCCGGATCGGTGTCCAGCTCGGGATTCATCGTGACGATGATCTGAGAGCCCGCCTTGCGGATCGTCGGAATGAGGATGCGCAAGCTCCGCTCGCTCACCGCCTGCGCCTCTTCGATCCAGCAGATATCGACGCCCTCGTAAGACTTGATCGACTCTGCCGTGTGCTCCAGCAGGCCGCTGAACACGAACTCGGTGCCATTCGCGCCGCGAATGACCGTCTGCTGCGCTTCGTAGAAGCCGCCCAGCCCGAGCCTAACGATCTGGTCACAGAGCAGCTTGTGCACACTGTCCCGGATCGAGCGCTGGACTTCGCGCGTGCAGAGCACTCGCAGCGGCCTCTCGCAGCCGCGAATCAACAGCGCCTGTGCGACCGACCAGCTCTTCGCGCTGCCACGGCCGCCATGCAGGACGACGTAGCGCGAGTTGCCAAACAGGCAACGTGCCTTGTCCGGGAAGCGAACTTCAACCTCAGGCATCGGCTGGCTTCTCGAAGACCACCCGCACCGCTGCCTGAATCGGCCCGCCATTCGGGCCCGCGTGTTCGATCCGGTCTCGCCACTTCTCGGGCTGTCGGTTCTTCAACCAGAACGCCGCCGCCTTCGCGTCAGGCGGCACGTGCTCGCGGTACGGCACCACCACCGGCTTGCCGTTGTGCTGGAGGATGCGCACGGTGTCGTAGCTGTAGCCGACAGCGACGTGATACAGCGAGCGCTCGACCCGATCGTCGGCCGCTTCTTTGGCGACCCGCGCCGCCTCGCGAAACTCGGGATGCTCGTGCTGCCAGCGGTAGAGGGTGGCGACGTGAATGCCGAGCGCGTCGGCCACCTCGACATCGGTTGCGCCCTGTGCGTAGTGCTTCGCCGCCAGCTCGCATAAATCGAGGCTGTACAGGCTCGGGCGTCCGGGCCTACGCGGCTGCTTCGGTTTTTGCGGCTTGCGGGTCCGTGCCATCAGCGCTTGCTGTTGAGCTTACGGAGCGTCTTGGCGAGCTGCGCTCTGCGGCGCGTAGTCGGATTCTTCGAGTGCAGCGCCTTGTCCAGCAGTCCGGCGGGAATCTTCTTGCCCTGCGGGACACCGAGCGTGCGATGGAGCGCGCCGGGATGCTTGATGGCGCTCCGAATAAAATTCTTGGCCATGTTCCAAAAAAAAGCCCGCGCGAACGCACGGGCGTAGCAGGGAGTGTCGGCCGGTCAGTCTACTGTCCGGCAGACCGGATCAGACACACTGATCCAGACTGCCCAAATGCAAAGATAATTTGCGCATCAAGCGATGCAACACGCGTTTTCTGACGCGCGCAAAAAGATCAATCACGGAAGCGCAGGAGTGAGAGCAGCGTCGGATGCTTGCTCGCGAGGAATCGCTGCTGGAGATACCAGAGCGAGACGTGCCATGCGCAGATCAGCGTGCGTTCGGTGAGCTTGAGCCGTGCGGCGAGTACGTGATTAGGCTGGTCCGTGCAGTACCATCCGCGCACGAGCTTTCGCGTGCGCTCCGGACTGCGCAGGATCGTCTGGTCGACGACGATTGCGGTGTCATCATCGAGCGGTGGCGGCCGCGCCGGCAGGTCGCGCCAGTCTTCCGATGGCAGGCCCGTCCCGATCGAGACGGCCCACCTCTGGAGCACCCGGTCAGTAGTGGCCAGCTCCGCCGGGAGCGTTGACGCGCGCCAGATCATGCGATGCCGGCCTCCAGGTTAGCAGATCAGGAATTGCACTCCCTCAGGAACCGGAGCTTGCGGCGCGACGGATCGAGGTGGTGGTAGATCGATTGCGGCGTCACGCCGAGCTGAGCCGCGATGTCCTTCACGCTGCCGATCTCGCGCAGACGATTGAGCAGCGTCCGGCGCTCGTCATTCCACGCGCGCAGCTTTGCGCGCTGGTCCGCTGTGAGCCTCCACGATTTCTTCATGGGCACCGTCATCGAATCGCGCACCGAATGAGCATCACCAGTATCACCACGCCGAGTGCGATCGCGATCACTCGACGGCGAGGTCGAAAGGGGCGGCAGGTACCCGCCCGATCACGAAATGCGTGGCGCTCGACCACGGCGATTCAACGCCGCGCGCCGTAACAAGGCGCATGCGGAGCGTGTATTCGCCTTCTTTGAGATCCATATCCGCGATCGGAGTCTCGTAATCGCCGTCTTGGTCCCAGCCAACCGGGATCGAGAAGACATGCTCGCCGTTGAGTTCGATTTCCCAGCGCCCGAAATCCTCCGGCGCAATCGGCGTTCCGTCCGCATATTTGCCGTCGTGGCGCCACTTGAGAGTCGTCGGATTGATCTTTGCTGCCATCGTCAGTCCTCCCACCTCACCGTTCCACCGAACCGCCTCGCCTCCTCCTCGATCGCTCGGCGTACGCTCTCACGCGACGGATGACCCGTCCACAGCCACCACCACCAGCGCGAGAGCCTGTCGATGAGTGCGCTCATGCGGCGTCCGCTCCCCGCCATTCCCGAAGCGCCCAGTACGCGATCAGGATTGCCTCGGCGCGGTTGTGATCTTTCGCGCGCTCGAGATCTGCCATCGGGTACAGCAGCCGTGCACGATTGAGGCTCGAGCGCTTACGGTCGGCATCCGATGCGCCCGGGGCGATGAGCCCGAGCGCGCGCTTCCACACGCCGGGCATCACGAGCTCGAGGCCGATGCCGGCAATGGAGAGCGCGGCGAGCAGCGAGCCGAGCGTGAGCCCGCGCGAGATGCCCGCCTGCACGCCCCCGAGGGCGCGCGGCATCGCATGCAGTCGCTCGACATAGGCGCGCGCGGGCCGGCCGTTACGGATCGCGCTCAGCATGGCGAGCAGCTCCGGCCCGTCGATCCAGCCGAGCGAGCGATCGCGCTGGACCGGCAGGTCGTGCAGTGCCACGAGCTCGCCCGAGCGCGCCTCAAGCGCGGCGAGCGCGCCGGTCAGTCCGCAGTCGATGCCGAGGATGATCATGCAGCCCCCGGGTCATGGGCTGCGTTCGGCCATGCGGGATCCGCACATTTGGCGGCGATCGCCTCAGGCCCATAGTGGGGTAGCGGGTCGGTCGAGATCTCGGCTGTTTGCGCGGTACGTAATTGCCGGAATGGCCTGTCTGGGCCGGGTCGGCGCCAGTATCCCTGCGCATCCACTGACCATCCGCGGGCAGCCAGCTCGTCCGGGCTCAGGCATCGGCGGGCAGGAGTGCCGACCCTGCCGATGCGATGGGCATCGAACGTGGACGTGCGGCGAAAGTACAGGCCGCAGACGGTACAGCGGCATCGGTCGCTATCGCGTGGCAGCATGGGGTCGTACGGGTTGCGTCGGCGCATGGGTGTGCTCCTGTCGTAGCGAGCTCGCCGTCTGCCGCGGTCACGCTCGACGCGAACGTTGTCGCGGCGCGCGCCTCGGGAAGCCCGAAATACCACGTGCCGAGCACGA